CTGGTCCTTCACAGTTCCAGATAAAAGAGGAGTTGATATAGAAGAATTGCTTAAATGAAACCTAATTTCTGTCATGATGTGTTGGTTATAATATGATATAATATTTTTTTTTATAAAACCATTTGCAAAATCACTAAAGTTAAAAATAATATTCGTTATTTTTAAGTATGATGTTTTAAATTAAATTAAATTAAATTTGAATACTTTGAGTTGCCAACATTTTGAACATTTTGGCCACGGTTGTGTTTTTTTTATTGTATTGAACCGGTTGTGATTCTGAAATAGTTGGTGGTACCAACACCATATTCATAGCTGGTACCATATTCATAGCTGGTGCTATAGTTGGTGCTAAAAATGGATTTAGTTTTCCTAATTTCAAAATTAAATTATTTTTCTTCGGTTTGATCCTTGTAAATTCGTGTGGTTGCTGTTGCTGCTGCTGCTGCTGCTGCTGCTGCAAACGTTCTTGACGTTGTTGTTCTTCACGTTGTTGCTGCTGCAAACGTTCTTGACGCTGTTGTTCTTCACGTTGTTGCTGCTGCTGCTGCAGCTGCTGCATTTGCAGATGGTGCTGCAAACGTTGTTGTTCTTCATGCTGTTGCTGTTGCTGTTGCAGTTGCTGTTGCAGTTGCTGTTGCTGTTGCTGTTGCAGTTGCTGTTGCAGTTGCTGTTGCAGTTGCTGTTGCTGTTGCTGTTGCTGTTGCTGTTGCAGTTGCTGTTGCAGTTGCTGTTGCTGTTGCTGTTGCTGTTGCTGTTGTAACAATTGCTGATATTGTTGCCTTCGTAGAAACTTGGTTGTGTTAACTAAATGATACATTTTTATCGTTCTTAATGTGATTATGTTATGTAATATGAATATATAAATATAAATATAAATATTCATACATTTATTGAAAATTAATCTTAATGCAATTGAAAATGTAAAATTAAATGTAACTTAAACCAAATAAAAATTGATTTAAAAATTCGGATCCCAATGTCTAAACGACGAGGGCTGCTAAATGTACTCCGAGATTTTCAACGGCGATTACGCCATCCAAGTGGGCGCAAACCAATCCGAGAATGACGCGCTCATTAAAAAAGCACCCCAGCACGCCATGTGGTTTCATTTGAAGGACTTCCCAAGCGCGCACGCCGTCGTTATAAACACGGCGAAAGCGGGCACCTACGACGCCGACGTCATTAAACGCGCAGCCACTCTGGTAAAGGAACACGCTTCGCCTAGCGTTCGCGGGTTGCGCAGTGTGGGCGTCAATTACTTGGCAATCAAATGTGTGCGGCGCACCGAAACCCCGGGCAAGGTCATCATGCTTAAATCCCCGAAATGTATCCAAATTTAACGACGACGACTATGCCGACGGTTGGAGTTTTTGTTTGCTTTTCGCCTTGTCTTTTTTCCGCCTTTAAATGTTGGTGAAATTGGTGAAATTGGTGAAATTGGTGAAATTGGTGAAATTGGTGAAATTGGTGAAATTGGTGAAATTGGTGATTCCCAAAATGATGGGCTGAGAGGTTCAAATAATGAATCAATCGCACAATTTGCAAACTCAGTTCCATTCGGAAAGTGTCCAATTGATTGTGTGCATAGGTCTAATGTATCGGATGACAAATACGCGTAGACTGGAAATGGCATTTGAACCACGTTGCATGTTAACCGCAGAAGATTCAATTGATTATTATCAACAAATTGGGATATGATTGAAACCACGATGTTGTCCAATGGACCTATATTACCGTAGTTCGCTGTCATTTGGGCAAGAGTTGCAACATGAAACAAACTTAAAAATTCAATTAACACTGAATTATCCAATTTTTTTACATGACCGCGATCCCATACTTTTCCAGAAGGGTTTCCATACAATTCACGCAGTTTTTGTTCGTATCCATCCTTTGTTTTTACAACTGTTTCCGTCTCATTAATGGCCTGTAGGGTTATTTCCCCTTCGCGAACCAACATATCCGCCCATAATTTCAATACTTTCGCATGGTATTCATTTATTTTTCTTTTTACCAATCCATACAGATTTTCTCTGTAATCTGGGGGCGAAGGCGGGTGAAGCATTTCATTGCCACCAGTATTTCCAATAATGGATTGACATTCCACGCACAATTCAAAGTTGCGTAATGCGTCCTTAACATCCTGCGACGTGTTTATTGTTTTTACTTTCAATTTGTTATGTATGTTTTCCATAATAAGTTTGACTGCATAAATAACTTGGGGATGATTAGCAGTCGGAGATCCTGCAATTTGAAAACACTGAATAATAATACTACGTCGCAAATTAATGATATCTTGTGGACTAAATGTTTCTGGATGACCCTCTACAAATGCCACCAAATCATTCTCTAATTTACTTGCATCACTTGCACCACTTGCCATTCGTTTAGTTCCCTTATAATGAATGTGTATTTTTATCCATTTTCTCTCGTTTGACCAACATATATTTGCCCAAAGATGCAAACGAATGACTCCCAAACGCGTCATGCACGCCCATTACAATACGTTTATGGGTTTGTTGAATTTCAGATTAGAGAGAAATTCAACAAAAATAAATACAACATTCCAAATCCAACTCAGGATCTTACTTACTTACGGTTTCCGGCCCTATTTTTCTTCTTGATCGTTTTTGACCGTTTGCGCTGGGTTTTTTTGCGCCTGTGCATTCTAGGTTTTCGTGTTCCACCAATCACCCTTTTGACAAACCTTTTTGCCGGATTGGTCCCACCCATCTCAAAATTGTGTTCTCTTAAGATATTTTGCACTTCAACTGTGGTTTTTGCCGTCTTAAGTTTGTTGTATACCTCATCTAGCTTGTCTTGGGAGAGTTTATTAACATTTTTTTTTTCATCAGTTTGCATGTTTTCAAATGCTTTTAGGATGTTGCCATATGTAAAAGAATCTGGACCTACTTGAATGACAGTTTCATTATTAATGCTTGGAGGTGCCGATGGTTCCTGTTGTGCCGCTGCCTCTGGAGCTGCCCCTTCCACTGGAACTGGTTGAGCTGCATCTGGAACTTGAGCTGCATCTGGAACTTGAGCCTCTGGTTGAGCTGCATCTGGAACTTGAGCTGCATCTGGAACTTGAGCCTCTGGTTGAGCTGCATCTGGTTGAGCTGCATCTGGAACTTGAGCCTCTGGTTGAGCTGCATCTGGAACTTGAGCTGCCTCTGGAACTTGATCTTGAGCTGCCCCTGCCTCTGGAACTTGATCTTGAGCCTCTGGAACTTGAGCCTCTGGTTGAGCTGCTGCATCTGGTTGTTCCACATTGGCAACTGGGGTCTTAATAGCAGCTGATAATTGGTCACATGCAATTGCGAGATTATCTAGTTTTTCTTGTATCGGTACAGGAAGGTTCATTGGTTGTTTATATATATTATGATACATTTATTTTAGTATTATATTCCCATGCATGCAATAATATTACATTGTACGCTAAATAATAACAATAGTTTATCATCGGGTTGGGTTTGATGGGTCTTATTGAATTTCAAATTAGAGAGAAATCCAATGAATACATTGAATGAATAAAAACATAATGCTAAAAACATAATAAACCCGTAAACAAGTTTTTCGCATTGAACTCAAATTACGGGGCTTGCAAAATAGATTTTTCGGGTTGTTTCTATTTTTGTTTTGCACATGGGACACTCTTTGGTCACTAAGGATTCATAACACACGTGACACATGCAAACATGGTTGCATGGTTCCAGCAACAATGTAATGGAGTTGTCATAACAAATGGAACACACCGCCTTGGGGTATTCTTTGACCGGCATTGGCACGGTTATGTGGGTTGTATTGTATTTTGGCATGGAATGTTCGCTGACGACGACACCGATCCGCCGTTCGTTGCATTTTTTCATCATGTTGATGCATAGACTGAACAGAAGGTGCAACTTGGCATTTGCAACCACAATGGACATGAATGGCCCCACTACATAAAACAGTATCCAAAGTATTTCAACAAACGCAATCCAAACAACACCATACACCGCCAATTTCAATCCAATCTCAGCGTTTTCATTGGAACATTGAATGTCGGTCATGCCGGATGTCATTCCAAACATCGTCAACCCAATTATGCCGGACACTGATAATAACAGAATGGTTGTCATCAGGCTGCAATACATATTGTCGATGTTCCGCACACTCACCTCGTTTGCAGCAACGTTGCAGATGTTTCTTGTTGCAGCCAAGAGGTTGAGTGTGGTCAAACACAACGAACTTCCAACAAATATTTTCACAGAATCCGTGAGTTCTTTTGTATAACTGTTGCACGTTTGCGTGGTCATGAAACTCGTGTATTGCATCAAGTATCCAAAATACACCCATCCGCCAACGTTGAACAACAAATAACCAATGTAATATCTTGAAAATGAGACTAGGTTCATGGTAAACTGCCACTTTCATCAATTGACAAATGCTAAATCAATTTTCTTTATTAAACCCATTTTATTTATAGTCATCAATAATGTTCCAGTCATGTGCATAAGAATTGTGATAATGAACTAGGTCATAGTTAGAATAAACGCATTTTTTTTTCACATTCTTTAAGTCAAGATATGGTGCCAAACATGAAAAGGCACTATCTCTAATGTGAATTTCAGTGGCATTTTCGATCAATGTGCAATAATCCAATAGATTGTCTGAAATCAAGTCAGGTGTCCACAAATGATGATATTTGTCTTCTGAATTTGTGTGATAGTTAAAATTTGGATGAAACACTGGCAATTCACTTTCAACATAAATATTTGGCCGAATGTAAAAATGGCTGTTGTCATTGTGGTTGCGATGATCATGCAGAAAAATGTATTTTTCGCCAAGTCTACTAACAACATCATTGTACAATTTCATTTCTCTTTCTTTGTTTCGATTGATTTGCGTGTAGTCATATCTCATGGTGTATGGAAGCTGCAAATGATCGTAAAACCTTTCCCAAAATCCGTTGGAACCCTCAAACAAAGAATGATAATTTCCACATAAAAACAAATCAAATGGTTTTAAATAACTTTGTGGTGGTTTATAGGTTTGTAGAATCAAATTGGTAATGAAATTTGTATGAGGAAAAACGACATCGTCAACGAAGTTAACTTTCACATTCGCATATGGTTCGTAAAGTTGCGCAAAAGTGTGTCTATAGCGATGTAAACAAAATATATTAACCTCATCGTAGATTTTTTGATAATGCATTACTGCGGCATACATTGTGAATCCGTCTCCTGCACCCATGTGATACATAAGTATGCAATTTTTGTTAATTTTTTTCACCGTTTCCACTTTGTCCACTGTACCAACAGGAACGAAAGAATCAACTTGTGCCGCATCCATCTTTTATGAATAATAAACACATTGTTGCATTTAAATCATTTGCAATTCTTATAATTTTCACCATTTGCTCTTTTTTACGTTGATTTTGGGCCCCTTTTTGCCGGAGTTTTTGGGGTCGTACGACTCCTCTTCATCATCCGAGTGCAGATCTTTGGAGATTTCCCAGAATTCCTTGGACCCCAGCTTGAACGGACCGTGCTGTTGCGCCTTGTACCAGAAGATTTGTTCGTGCAGTTTGTTGGATTTCGCATTGTTATTGATGACCAAGCACTCAAAATTCTCGGTGCACTGGTCCATCACTTGACAAAAGCTCTCAAACGTGGGGAACATGCCCGCGTAATTCTCCCAGATGCGTTTGCGATTGGCAATGTAGGGCTCGCGCAGGATAAATACGTAATCAATGTTCGTGCGCAAATTGGGCGGAATACCGAGCGGATATTGCATTGTGATGACTAACATGATCTTCCAATGACGCCCGTTCATGAAGAGGAGCCGCATCATGACGTCCTTGGTCCATTTGTTGTCGTACAGGCAGTCGTCTAGGACGACGAAGGTGCGGGGGTCAATGGTGGAGCGCTTGTAGGTTTCAATCTCCTTTTTCACTTGTTTGAGGACGGCTTTTTGGCGCTTGAGGATGTTTTCAATGATGGCGGTGTTATAAGCGTCGTGGATGAAGAGCTTTGGGACGTGGGCTGCGAAGAAGCCGTTGCCGGCTTCGGTGCCGGAGATGACGGTGCCGATGGGGATGTCTTGGTGGTGGAACATGAGGTCTTGAACGAGGAAACTTTTGCCGGTGTCACGGCGGCCGATGAGGACGATGACGGGGCCCTTGTTTTCGTCGTGCCTAAAGCTGATGGAGCGCATGTCAAATTTGGAGAGTTCTAAATTCATTGTTATAAATGCACCAATGCAAAATGTGTTTGCACTCTGTTTTACAATACAAATAAATAATATTACGAATGTTTAAACGCGACAATATTATGGCCCAACATGATGAATGGATTAAACGGTTTTACTATGTAGTACTGTATGCTTGGTACGGGTTGTATACGATAGCGCTGCTAGGCATTGTCACTGTGGCACCGGCCTATTTGGATACTCTAAATGCGGTGTTAAAATATTTTATAATTGGGTTTTTACTGGTGCGCTTCAATCCATGGACCACGAGTAACGAGTTTACTGCGTTTGACCGCACAATCGTGTTTAGCGCGGCGTTCTTTTTACTGGCATCCACGGCCATTGCGTCATTTATGCAATCGTGGATGAATACTCATGCTGCAAAAATATTAAAGGACTGAATGCTTAAAAAGCAACGAAACGGGGTGGGATCAATAAATAATAATGTCATTAATACATAATGACATAATTGTGCAATATATGAAAGACAAATACGAAAATAGTTCCAATGCCCAAACCAAAACGTTGGATGAATTGGAGCAGGAGCTGGTGAAGCAGGCGGTTGAAACCATTGGGGCCAAAATCGGCGCCAAAAAAACGAGCGACCCTAAAATAAAAGATATTATTGAAATTGTGGAGCGCTTCATAAAGAAGCGCGAGCTGGTGTGTTACGGTGGCACGGCCATCAACAACATTTTGCCGGAACTAGCGCAGTTCTACGACAAAAAGACGGAGATTCCCGATTACGATTTTTATTCGCCGAACGCGTTGGAGCACGCGAAGGATCTGGCCGACGAGTTTTACGAGAACGGGTTCTCGGAGGTGGAGGCCAAGTCGGGCATGCACCACGGCACGTACAAGGTGTTCGTCAATTTCGTGGGCATCGCAGACATCACGCAGCTGGACCCGACGCTGTTCAAGAACATTCAGGCGGACGCGATCAAAGTGGACGGCATCCGGTATGCGCCGCCGAACTTGTTGCGCATGGGCATGTATTTAGAGCTCTCGCGGCCGGAAGGCGACGTGTCGCGCTGGGAAAAGGTGAGCAAACGGCTGGCTTTGTTGAACAAGCACCACCCGTTAAAGGCGGAGGGCTGCAGCCCAGATCAAACGAGGCTGCCGTTTCAAACACCCAAAGGCGCCAAAGGCGCCAACAAACCCAAATTCATTAAAAGTCCCACGGCGCACGAAATTGAGGATGCAGCGCGCAAAGACGAGCCCGCGGAAGTGCGCTTATTCCGCACAGTGCGGAACGCGTTCATAGACGAAGACTTGGTGTTTTTCGGGGGGTACGCCATTTCGCAGTACGCGCGATACCTGCCGAAATCGGAGAAGGCGTTGTTTGCGCAAATTCCGCACTTTGACGTGCTGTCCATGAATCCGGAAGCTACTGCGGGCAAGGTGAAGGAGCGTCTGGAAGACAACGACTTTACGGGCATAATTGTCACCAAGCACTCGGGCATCGGCGAAATTGTGCCCGAGCACTACGAAATGTCAGTGAACAAAGTGTCAGTTGCGTTCATTTACAAACCGATTGCGTGCCACAGTTACAATGTGATTCAATCGGGCAAACGCCGAGTGCGCATTGCCAGCACGGACACGATGTTGAGCCTGTATTTGGCCATGATTTACACGGACAAGCCGTATTACGACGTGGAACGCATTCTGTGCATGTGCAAGCATTTGTACGACATTCAGCAGCGAAACCGGATGAACCAAACTGGGTTGCTGCGGCGATTCGGTATAACGTGCTACGGAAAACAGGAAACGTTGGACGACGTCAAGGCCGAAAAAGCACAAAAATATCAGCAGCTAAAACGCAACGATCCTGAATACGACGAATGGTTTTTGAAGTATTCCCCCATGGAGTACTTTGAACATGCGTACGACATCAAAAAACATAAACTCACCGTGAAACGGTCGCCAAATGCGAAAAGCGTAGCGAAAAGCCCCGCGAAAAGCGTAGCGAAAAGCCCCGCGAAAAGCCCCGCGAAAAGCGTAGCGAAAAGCCCCATCAAAGTAAAAAAAACGAGAAAGGTAAACAAATCCAAAAAATCTAAAAAAACACTCATCAATAATTTTTTTAAAATAATCGGTTGAACCAATGTACATAAAAAAATAAAATATTGCATTACGTGTATAAATCAAAAAAAAACCCATGTGGTCCATACCGACCCAATGGATAAAATGGGGCATGTTCGTGATGATGATTTACTACATTGCGCGTTACAATTACAAACAGCAAGCGTCATTGGAAGAGGGGTATGAAAATTGGTCGGCGTGCGTGGAGCAAGGCTACCCGAAAGATTGGTGCATGTTCACGCCGGATCCCATGCAGCCCGCTCCCGGGTACTGCAACTGCGGCGGCGGCAATCGCTACGGCAGTTATCACGCCGACGGCAAGTGCAACTGCTACTTGTATAACCCGCAGCGTTTGCCCATGCACGTGGACAAATTGTTTCACGACTTTTTAGCGTAGGCATGAAATGATTCGGATGAGTCGTCATAAACGTCGCTGCAATCGGCGGGATTGCGTGGATCGTGCTCGTCGTCTGCATCATCATGGCAAACCGTGCAGCAACAGCATCTAACCCCGCTGTTTTCATAGCACCAGCACACGTCACAATCCAGCGTGTCGTTCACGAGGTCCACGCATTCAAATTTGGTGAATTTCACGGACGTGATTACAAATATGCTCATTATCACGGTGGTCAATGGTAAAAACGGCAACAGCATGACGGGCATCAAATGCAAATGTTACAAAACGTTACAAATGTTACAAAACGTTAAATTAAATTCGGTTTACATTACGTGAATTTAATTATTTTTCACTAGGGAATGGGGTTTGCTTAATTCACGCCAGCCCGAAATTGGCGGGCAGCTCCGGAATGGTGGTGCCATAATACGACTCAATCTCCTTCAGTTTGCGGAAATCACGCCGCGTAACAAAATTTACACCGCTGCCTTTGCGACCCCAGCGTCCCGACCGCCCAATGCGGTGCAAGTACGTGTGCACATCGCGCGGCATGTCAAAATTAATGACCGTGCTCACCTGCTGGATGTCAATGCCGCGCGCCGTCACGTTGGATGAAATGAGCACTCGGTGCTGCCCGCTGCGAAAATCTCTGTACGCCTTGTCGCGCACGTCCTTCTCCATGCCGCTGTGAATGCAGCACACGGGAAACCCGTCGTTCGTCATTGCTTCCGCCAAATCGCTCACGCGCCGAATGCTGTTGCAATAAATGATGCACTGCGACACGGAAATGCGCGTGAACAAGTCCTTCAACGTGGCGTATTTGTCGTGGTCCGTTTCCAATGCCACGTGAAACTGACTGATGCCCTCCAGCGTCAGCATCTCGCTTTTTACTAGGATGCGCACCGGGTTGCGCATGAACTTGTCCGACAGCGTGTGCAACTCGGGCGGCATGGTCGCGCTGAACAAGCACACCTGCACGCTCGTGTTCAACTGCTGGAAAATGTTGTAAATTTGCTCGTTGAATCCGGCCGACAGCATTTCATCGGCTTCGTCCAGCACGAGCAGCTGCATTCCGCGCCCGATTGCCGGCTGACGGCGCAGAATGTCGTGCACGCGGCCGGGGCATCCGATGATGACCTGCGGTCCGTTGGCTTTCAGGTCGGCCACGTCGTCCTCGGTGGAAGTGCCGCCAATGAGCAGCTGCACGTTGAGCCCCACCATTTGGGCGGCCAAATCTTTGACCACGTCATGAATCTGCTTGGCCAACTCTCGCGTGGGTGCGATGATCAGCGCCTGCGGCTGCTTCAGGTCCAAGCGCACTCGGTTCAGCGCGCCGGTGGCGAACGCGCCCGTCTTGCCGCTGCCCGACTGCGCTTGGGCAATGACGTCTCGGCCGTCCATGATGGACAGAATGGATTTTTGCTGAATGGGGCTGGGCTTTTCAAAGCCGTAGCCGTATATGCCGCGCATGAGCTGCGGGTTCAAATCGGGAATGTCTTCCCACGCCTCAAATTCTCGGCCGGGGGGTGATTCTGGTGTCGTCGGGTTGGGTGCGGTCATTATTATATGCTTCTACGCTGTGTTAGAATGCAACGGTGTGTTTAAGCCATTTTTCAAATATTTTATTTCGCCCCAGATACGCATGCATTTATTTGTACATTTGTACATTTATAATATTACATTTATAATATATTCACATTTTCATAATGTCATTGAATGATGAAATCATTCGCATTGTAACCCTTCCACATGCAACCAAATCAAATAAATTATCGGACATACTAAAATTGATTGTGGATAGTTGCAACATAAACCAAAACAAGTATGTCATCATTGGATCGTATGGCATTCGGCGTTATCGTGAGATTAGCGACCTAGACGTGATCATGGAAAAGACTGAGTGGAATAAATTGGCACATTTGGCGGATCAAGGGATTGGGCGTTTTGAAACATACAACGGACAGAAGCGATATTTTCTGGATCTCACTGACGAATATAAAAAAATGGATCCAACGGCAAATGATTTTTCAATTGAAATATTTAGCAAAGAACTAAACGAGGGATATCCGAACACCAAGTTCAGCATTGAATATTTGTATGAACACAATGGACTGACGAGGGATGAAAACAATCATCAACATTTCACCCGAAAAACGTTGTTGAACTGGAAAAAAACGACAAATCGTCCGAAGGATGTGCCAGATGCAAAACTGATTGAATTTTTGATTGAAAAGTACAAAACTCATAGAAAGCGGTGTCCAAAAGGTCATCGGAGAAATCACATAACGAAAAAATGCAAAAAAATGTAAAAATGCAAAAAAAATGTAAAAATCCAAATAATGTATCCAATGTATCCAATGTATCCAATGTATCCAATGTATCCAATGTATCCAATGTATCCAATGTATCCAATGTATCCAATGTATCTCTACAACCCATGATAAAAAATATTTTAGAATGAAATGAATATAAACAAAGGACGCAATTTACAAATAGTTTCAAAATTGCGTTAACACCGCGCCATCAGAATACACCAATGACGGAAATAGCAACAGCAGTGCCAATAACGCCGGTGTATCAACCCGCCGATTTTGAAGCCATTAAATGGAACGGGTTTGAGTGCGAATTGCCGGAGTGCGTCATTAATTTGGTTTCGCAGATAGCAGATCAAGTGGGTGCGCCATCCTATGTGAAGACGCCCATTTTTCCCAAACGAGACAAGGAAAAAGCCCAATTGGATGAGCAGCCGCCAACGGTCGGCTTGCAACAAAGGAAGCCACGAAATACCGCCAGTGAAATCACATCGGACGATTGGGAAGTCATTCGCTGTTTTCAAGTTACGGAGATGCATAAACGGGAGGGCATTGATGCGCATTTGGACCGGATCCGTTCCGATTTGAATAAAATTACGGACAAGACGTTTGACGAGGTGTTTGCCGCGCTGTGTAATCATATTGACGAGCTCAAACGTGAACCCGATACAAGCCATTTACAAACGGTAGGGGCTGCAATTTTCAATACGGCCAGTTCAAACCATTTTTTTTCGGCGGTGTATGCGCGTCTCTTTTACCATCTGTTACAAAAATACGATGCCATATTTAAAAATGTGTTTCGTACGAATTTTGATCAATTCATGACACTGTTTAATTTCATAGAGCACGCCGATGCAAAGAATGACTACACGCGCTTTTGCGAGGTAAACAAGACGAACGACAAGAGGCGTGCCATGAGCTTGTTCATCGTGAATTTAATGAAAGTGGGCGTAGTAACCACGACACAAGTGCTTGACATTGTACAGCAACTGCAGTCACTCATTAAGGAGCACATGCGTCAGTCGGACCGAGCAAATGAAGTGGAAGAGCTTAGCGAAAATTTGTTCATTATTTTAAAAGACGCGCACCAACACTTGAGCAGTTCGCATGCGGAGGAATGGAACGCCATACTGCATGAGATAGAGTACAGCAGTAAATTGAAGCCCAAAAACGTAAAGTATCCAAGCATGACTAACAAAACCATTTTCAAGCACATGGACATTATGGACCTCTTCAATAAACATGCTCGTTAATTTTGTCAAATCAAAAATCAAAAATCAAAAATCAAAAATCAAAAATCAAAAATCAAAAATAACACACTACATAAACACATAAAAACAATTGGTTCATTGTCTTTATGTTTATGATTTGTGGTTGGGGATCGTTTAGATGGTAGATTTTTCAAAATCACATGCAATCCAACCGCACATACGAGTTGAAGATATAAAAGTTGTTTCCGATGATGACCGCATGCAACCGGCGGTTCATTCCGTTGAATTGTGTATAAATACCGACCACGACAGCACTGCCACGATGCAGTCCAGTTCATTGGAATCATCCATGTCCACTTACGACAGTATGATGCAGTCGTTACACGATGAATTGAACAACCATATGCCCGTTGACTTCGGGAATTTTGATGATTTTGATTTTGTAAAGATGGACTGCGCAACTGCTATTTCATTTGATTATGAGATGAACTACACCATTAAACAGCTGAAACACATTGTTGGATATTATGGAATAAAGGGTAAACCCCGAAAAGTGGACATAATACATGACATTGTCACGTTTGAGACAGATGCAGCAAACAGTGACGCAGTTGCGCACCGCAAACGGTTGTTTCGCTACATTGATATATTAAAATCCGACGATTACTTGAAATCATACATCATGATGTAATAGAGGAGGGGGGGGGGAGGGGGTCGCATCACGTTTATATATGTTGAAAATAATCATATAAAAAATATAATAGGATATTATTCATTGTTTTTTTCCGGTACTTTTTGGTTCGTAAAAGTGAGTTGAAGTTTCATGACGGCAAAAGAAGAACGCGCTATTAATTTAGAAATTCATCGTATGAACCGGACACACAATGAGATGGTTGTCAAAAATAACGCGCTTGAATACGAATGCTCGCGACTGCGGGCGGAGTTGAAAAATGAAACCGCAAAATATGTCGTCAATCAGAACATATTCGTGCAACAGTGTAACGCATACAAGGCAGCCGAACTTGAAATGATAAACGCCATGCAACAAGAACAACAAAAAATGCACGCGGTCTTCAAACAAGAACAACAAGAAACGATAACCAAATTGCAACAACAAATGATGCAAGAAACTTTGGCGCGTAGGCAAACATTGTTGAATGAATTCAATACGGCGAAACAAAATTTGGAGGCCAATTATACCAATCGGATTGACAAAAACACGCAAGAATTACTCATGGCAAAAAAAGCGATGGAGGTGGAACTGGATATAGAAAAAACCGCGTATGTTAAACGCGAAAAAGAACAACTCGCCTATTTTCATGATCGCATTGAAGAAATGAAACGAAACGTGGAAGAAGAATATAATCAAAAAATGGAACTGGAAAAAAAACAGCGCATCGGTATTCAACACGAATTAGAACTGGAAAAAAAACAGCGCATCGGTATTCAACGCGAACTGGAAGTGGAAAAAACCCAGCGCATCGGTATTCAACGCGAACTGGAAGTGGAAAAAACCCAGCGCATCAGTATTCAACGCGAACTGGAAGTGGAAAAAACCCAGCGAGTTAATATTGAAACCCAGCTAAGTCAATATTTGTCTGTGATTCAGGAATTAAACGAAAAAAACCGTCAAATGGAGCGGGAACAAAGTCTGGTCAACAAACGGATTGAAGATGAAATCAATATTATCACGCCGCAGTTGATAAAAACGATTTCATATTATAATATATCGGTTGCGGTTGCTGCAAACTATGCAAACATACAAATGATTAACAAGTTGGGATTGCATGGTAAGCGGGTATTATTGTATTCGCACTATTCCAACCGGGATGAGGTGGAGAGCTATAACTATCTCACACTACAAAAAATGGAATGCTGGTTTGATTACATCATCGTCTTGACCAATTGTCCAAACAAATGGAACATTCAAAACCCGGACTACAACAAATATCACATATTATGGTACAATTTAAAAGGGGATTTCAGGAATTATGCCATTTTCATTATGCAGCACCTAAAAACGCTATTGTATATAGATAAATTGTGTTTAATTAACGACTCGTTCGTGATAGTGGATATATTGGCATACGAGAGGTGCATGAAGCGTTTGTTTGATTCCAATACCAATCACGATTTTATGGGAATCACTAGCAGTCTTGAAAACGTGTATCATTTGCAATCCTATTTTATATGTTTCAATTCACGTGCAGTACCCCCCGCCATGAATTATTTTGAAATACACGGGATTCCAAGCAGTCATAACACAACCATTGGTATATACGAACTTGGAATAACAAAATACCTTATGAATCAGGGGTTGACCCAGAATGCCATAGTTTCAAATACGGAAATGAAGTTTCCATTAAATACTACATACTATAAATGGTCAACGGTGTTGCAACATACGGGCATTATTAAACGGCAACATCTGTTGAAACAATACCCCAGCCGATTTGCAATGACTGATTTGAACATTAGTTTAATTGCCAACAAGTTTTCTGAAAATAAGCATTTCATCAATTTTTTGAAGTATCACAGCATTAATTTCAATTAATAAGTTCATACGCATATTATATTATACATATTATACATATTATACATATTATACATATGAATAAGCTCATTCGCACTTTTCACGACATCCAGCACGTGCTCTTTATCAATCTGGATTCGCGCATAGACCGTCGCAACCATTTTGAATCGCAGTTTCAAAAAATTGGACTGCAGCCGCAGCGCTTTCGGGCCATTCGGAATGCGGACGGCGCCATTGGATGCAGCATGAGCCACGTGGCATGCCTAGAGTTGGCGATCCAAAATGGATGGGACCACGTGCTCGTGTGCGAAGACGACGCCACAATCACCAATCCCGCGCAGCTGGTGCATCAAGTCAACCAATTTTTGACCCGATTTGGAGACCAGTGGGACGTGCTGCTGCTGGGCGGCAACAATTACCAGCCATTTCAACCAGCCGCTCCCGAATGCGTGCGTGTGACCAACTGTCAAACCACCACTTCGTACTTGGTGCATCGCCCTTATTTTGAACGGCTGTTGGCCAATTTTAAGGAGGGGTTGAAAAATTTGATTGCAGAACCAGCCGACCAGTATAAATACGCGATTGATCAATACTGGAAGCAGTTGCAGCGCTCGGATCGTTGGTATTTGATTGTCCCCATCACGGTGATTCAGCGCCCCGATTACAGCGACATCTCTCAGCAGCATGTGGATTACAGCGATGTCATGACGCAAGTCAATAAAAAATGGTACGGCGATTAGGATGCGCATGCGCACATTGCATGTTGGCAATATTGCATTCAATACAATTGGAATATTATACACGCATCATGTATAACATTACTGTCAAACCCATTCAAACCCATTCGGTTGAATAAATGGGCGACTTGTGCAAATACCGGAATGCGCTCGGCGTTCCGGGCAAGGGCGTGCACTCCATTCGTCTCGGCGGCATTGCGGTCGTGGATGTTATTATGACTCTCGTTGGCGCTTACATAATTTCTTATTATGCGCGCACCTCGTTTGCATGGACTGCCGCCGGGCTGTTCCTACTGGGCATCGTGTTGCACCGCATGTTCTGCGTGCGCACCACCCTTGACAAGTTGTTGTTTCCATATAGTAAACGAGTACGATTCGTAGCGTAGACAGAAAAGAAATGTTTACTGTCGTGATTGTAACTCCACAAATGCAAAAATGATTGGTGCCACAACAATGATTACATTGTGAATGATTGAATCCGATAAAAAATGTGTAAATTGTATCACCTGTATCCGGCAGCCGTTACGGCCGAAGCTGGCGTCGTGGTTCGGTTCTCGGTGGGCGAATAAAAGCACGCGGTGTGGTTGCCGGGCTTGCTGCCGTAATACAGCTTGCAATTCGGGGGCTGGTAATTGTTTTTCACAAAGTATCCGGGGTTGTATTCGGTGCTATACTTGCCGGCGTTCGCGCCTTGCGCCCCAAACGCACTGTAAAACGAATTGCCATTCACATTGACGGTGTTCACGCGCAAACTGAGCGTGCGGGTGCTGCTGCTGACGCCGCCCTGCTTGGCAAACGTCACGTTGCTCGGCTTGTAAATGGTGGTGCCTTGACACTTGTTGGGCATGGATTTCTCATTGGCGCTGCACGAGGGATACAAGCAGCTGCCGGTGAGCCGGGTTTGCGGCCCGTAGCAGTCTTCGGTGGGCCAGTTCGGCTGGTGGTCGGCGCCAATGTATTGAATGCCCGGCACCGGATTGGTGGACAGCTTCTGGTCGTATCGCTTGCATCGGGACTGCAAATACCCCCGGGTGTCGCTGTAATACGCCTTGCTCATGAGCGTGACCGCCGATTTGATGACGTTGTTCGCCGGACACACGCCCACGTATTTGGTGTTGTACATCCCCGTCTGAATCTGGTAGCTGTTGGGATCGGCCGGATTGCCCACCTGCACGTAGCCCTTGTTTTCCACTCGGTCGCACGGTTGGCATTTCTGCGATGGCAACTTCAGCAGCGTTTCATCCAATTTGGCCACCGAATTTGCGGTCGTGGTTGAACAGGCGCACGACACGCCGTTGCCGGCTTTTGTGGTGCCTCCGGGGGTGTCAATCGTCAGCGACACGGAATTCACGCTGCGCCCGCTGTTGGGAGTGGGTTGCAGCTTGCGGCGCCAGTGTTTCATGGGACGGGCCTTCCTTGCAGGGCCACTGAACTCCTTGGCGGCCGCATCTCGCAGCGCACCGACGGGAATGTTTACCAGCGCGCCATTCTCGTTTGGACGACTAAACCCAGGAACCACTTGGTTGGTGGTGGTGAGTGCCGTTTTGGTTGGGTGATGCGCCTGCTTTGTGGTGATCAAACTATTGGAATGACGCCATCCAATGCCGTCCGATATGGTTGCTTTTGTCGTCATTATATATTTTGGTGTGACCTACTATTTAATAAATATTTAATAAATAATCAATATATATTAGGTCGTATATATTATTTAAGATACATAATATACAATTACATTTCGGTCCATTTCAAATGCAATTACATTATGCGACATGCGTGTTGCTCATTTTGTTTTTTGCGTGGATGTTGTTGCATGCGGCGATGCACACTAAATCCGCCACATTGATAGAAGGGTTAGCCCAATCAAAGGCAGCCCCATCAAATGCACAAGCAGCCCCATCACAAGCAGCCGACCCAAATCCATCCGAAATTGCATTCATAAAAGAGCAGGTTGCAACTCTCATGAAAACTGCACAACAACTTAAAACCCAAATGATTAAAAATGAATCGGGCATTAAAAACAACACGACCAACATTGAAAAAGTGGTGCAATCGCAAAACGATACAACCTCCCAGTTGGCAAGCATGAAGCATGCAAAGTAAGCGAAACCGAACCGAAGTGCAAATTAATAATGTATTAAATATACATGCGCACATCCCACATCTAATGAAACCATTGACATCCATTATAAACATTATAAATGACACGTATAGAACCCACGTGCATACATGCGTGGGTTTTGCCCTCTGCATTTTATTCGCAGTTTTTGTTTTTGGTAAAAGAACCAACTTAGAGGGAATGGCGAATGGCAGTCCAAGTCCCGCTCTAAATCCGGAAATGGAGGACCTTAAGAAGCAAGCCGAGGTGATGCAGACCGCCTATGATGAACTGAAAAATGGTATTGATGATCAAACGAATCGCATTCAAGGCAATGCTCAAATGCTGTTGAAAATCATGAGTGATACCCCGAACCAAACCAACTCTGTGACACATGCAAATGTTAACATGGATGATCCGTCCAAGACCCGAATTCCCAAAATCGGCATCTGAACAACGGATCCACTAACGGATCAACCAACGGATCAACCGAAATACCAAAATTCCAAACACAAATCCGAATAGTACTTGGATGGGGGTGTGTCTTCGGAATGCAATCCGCGTGTGCATCAACCATGCTGCAGCAATCACGGCTGCAACAATCCAACCCGGATGCCATGACCTCCACGGCAAAAACTGGTGCGCAAAAGCCAAGAAGTATCCAACCGATTGCGCATGGCCCGATGGAAACCCGTATGTGGTGGTACGGTCAATGAACGAACTGATTTGAATCGGATAAGGAATCGGATAAGGAATCGGATAAGGAATCGGGCGGTTTCCCGCATCCCCCATCAGACCGCGAAACCCGATTTTCAACCCACTATTTACACCAATGTTGACGATGTATCCGATGGCATATGTATATGAAATTTGGTACATGTGGCACAATATGATTATCACAATCATGAGCATTTGTTGATATGAACTTATGATTTTTTCATACATTGAAAACATTTTAATCTGTGTGCAATATAATACATATATATCATTCATAAATTATTCATATATTATTCATATACCCATCATGTCCAATTTTTTTCAAGATGTCATGGGAAATTTAGACGATGTCCAGCAGAAATTGCTTGGACCGGATTACAAATATTTCAAGCAAATTAAAACTCCGAGCGAATTAGGCGTGTCCAGCGCTGGAGGATTGGATCACTTGTCCAAAGACATTTCTGCTTTAATTTCTTACGTGGAATTATTGGTGTCCGGTGGTGGTAGTGCATCCGTCACTGGCCGTCCTCTTGGAAACAAGTTTTTCTTGAAAACGGGTGGCAAATGCAAAGTGGTGAGCAGCGATTCAACAAACGGCAGCGTGGTGGACCGATACGTGTATGTGAACAACGTGCCGGATGGAAACATTCCTTTTATTTCTTCGGGACTGGGCGGCGTGGAATTCACTGCATTTAAGGGGTTGATTCCGGGAGCAATTTCAAGTGCAGCCGAAATTAACCCCTTCGGACTGTTTCAAGCGTTTCAAATGGGATCCACTCCCGACTGCCAAAGCATTTCTCTGGAGACGATTGATGCGAACAACAACGTGTCGGCAGCCACCAATTACGTGGCTACGGTGGACTTGAAAAACATGCCGCCATCGTGGTTCTCCGGCAAAAGAAACCCCGTCACGGGGCAAACGTCAAGAGAAGCCTTTACGCAACGAACCCCGTGCACGAAACGCACGGGTTCTATCCCGAATGGCACGCTGTCCAGTTTGTATCACATGACAATTGGAATCTTGTGCTTGGTCATTTTGTACGGGCTGACCAAACGAATGAGCAAGTGAAACAAATAAGCAAATAATCAAATAAGCAAATTTACGCCACCGCTTCAATGGTGTAAATTTAATCAATGTATGTATGAAAATTGTTCAATTCATTTTTTACATTTTTTAGTTTTAGTTTGTTGTTTTTTACCGCGACGGCGGCCTCCTGAAACTACTGGTAGTGCTGGTGCTGGTGCTGGTGCTGGTGCTGGTGCTGGTGCTGGTGCTGGTGCTGATGCTGGTGCTGGTGCTGATGCTGGTGCTGGTGCTGGTGCTGACTGAGTTGATGCTGGTACTGGTGCTGACTGAGTTGATGCTGGGACACTGGGGGGTGACAACCAAGAAAACCACGATGATGGTTTTTTTTCTTCTTCTTTGTTTGCAGGGGCTGCAGCAGGGGTTGCAGGGGGTGCAGAGGTTGCAGGGTTAAAAAAAGTAAATAATCCTCCTCCTTTTTTATTTCGTGACTTCCTAGATTTGGATTTGGATTGCTTTCTCCTATAATACATTGAATTGAATGGATATATATTAATATGATACAAAAAATTTACAACATACAAATGTTACAAATGTTACAAATGTTACAAATGTTACAAATGAGTTATAAATGGGGGTTGGGTGCTTCACAATTTAACGCGCTTAAATAGTTCAAGAGCAACGAGCCCTCCCGCAATTTGGGCCATAATGTAGGGCAACAACTCGCTAGATGACAGTCTACCCGCAGCAACCATGGCAACCGACACGGCCGGATTAAAATTGCCGCCCGAAATACTGCCGCCAATCATGATCACAATGGCTAATGCAGCACCAATCGCGATGGCATTACCAGTTGCCAAAATGATGTAAACGAAAAATAAAGTTCCTAAAAACTCAACCAAATATTTGTTCAACATGATATGATTGGGTTATATGTATATTTATAACACATATAATAATTTTTTAATTGATGTGCAGTTCTCCTTAATTATTTAGGTTTTGAATGTGATCACGCGTTTCCCATCCGAAGATTCGGATGTAGAGGAAGATGTTTCGGTGGCGGGTTTGACTTCTGGTGCGACATCCAGCATGGATACGGATCCAACCGCTTCATTTACATGCAATTGATTTTCAATTAATTCGGCTGCTTTTGCACCAGTTGCACTGGGTTGTGGTTGTGGTTGTGGCTGTGGTTGTGGTTGTGGTTGTAGTTGCATCATCTGTGGTTGTAGTTGCATCATCTGTGGTTGTAGTTGCATCATCTGTGGTTGCATCATCTGTGGTTGTGGTTGCATCATCTGTGGTTGTGGTTGCATCATCTGTGGTTGTGGTTGCATCATCATCGTGGGCTCGTACTTGGGCGACGTGGGCTCGTACATGGGGGACGTGGGCTCGTACTTGGGCGACATGGGCTCGTACATGGGGGACGTGGGCTCGTACTTGGGCGACAACAATTCTGGAATGAGGATGGAGTCTGCGTCTTTTTGGCGCGCTTCGTTTATGGCTTGTTCGTCCCGAATGTCCTGCACCGCCAGCGCAAAGTTGTTCGCAAACGGCATGCGGTTTAGCATGTCAACCACCGCTTCGGCTTTAATTGGCACGCCGTCATTGTAGTAGAGCATTTGGGCATTCCAGCCCTCGGGATGCTCCGTCGGATACTTGCCCCCGTGCTGCTGCACCGACCACATCTGCGTCGGCACCCCCCGCTCGTCGCGAATCAACGACTGGTAAATCTCCCCGCCGTTCGCCTCAAAATTCACAAAGTGCCAGCCCAGCGACTCCGCCTTTTCGGCGCTCGGCTCCTCTTCTCCTTCCACGGGGCGCAGCCCGGGCCGGTTGTCCGCCTTGGGCGATGCCGGCACGGTCGGCATCTTTTTCACTCCCACGGCATCCTTGTTGACCCGAATGAGGTTCGCCGCCCCTCCCAAGTTCAGCGTCATCGTGGAAAACGACATGGACGCAATTTGGTCAATGTTGTCCTCCGTAAGCACGCGCATTTGCACGTTCATGGTTTGCAGCTCTTGCATGAGCAGCTTGAACGCGTACGGCACGCGCACCACGCTGAAGCTGCGCCCGAACCGCGTCATGTTCTCCACGTTCAGCGCTTGGTTGTTGGACGACGTCAGCGTGTCGGCAAAGTGGATCGGGCCGTCCGCCATCGGGCTCATGAACAAGTTCTGCGCGGGGTTGTAAATCGCAATCATGCCCGACTTGTTGCACACCGCCATGTAGTACTCGTCCCCGCGCTCCAGCATGGACTGCCGCAAGAAGTACGCCGCCCCGTGCGCAATGACGCCGTCACGCTCCATTTCACCGATGCGCAAGCCGCCGTCATTCGCCCGACCCTGCACCGTCTGCCGCGTTAAAACGGTGCGCGGACCGCGCGTGCGGTAATTGATCTTGTCCTTCACCATGTGCTTCAGACGCATGTAGTACGTGGGCCCGATGAAAATCTGGCTCTCCATGCGCTCGCCCGTCATGCCGTTGTAAAGCATCTGCGTGCCGCTGCTGTGGTACCCCAGCTCGGCCAGAATTTTGCCGAACACTTGGTGCTTGGACCCGTGGTTCACGAACGCGGTGCAGTCGCCGAACCCGCCCTGCAGCACGCACGCCTTGCCCATCAACGTCTCCACCAGTTGCCCGATCGTCATGCGCGTGGGCATCGCGTGCGGGTTAATGATGAGGTCCGGACGAATGCCGTCTGCCGCAAACGGCATGTCCTCTTCCGGGATAATGAGCCCCACCGTGCCCTTCTGTCCGGCGCGCGAACAGAACTTGTCGCCGATGCCCGGCATGCGCTCCTCGCGAATGCGCACCTTTGCTAGCCGCTTGCCCGACGCCTCGTCCGTGATGAACGTGCGATCCACCACTCCCAGCTGCCCCTTCTTCGGAAACACGCTGTCGTCCTCCACCTGTGGCTCATCCGCTCCTGCCATCCACTGCTCCGTCACGCGACCGATCACCGCCTTCTTGTCGTCCATTTCTTCATTTTCCTTGATCAATCCGTGTCGGTCCAAGGCGCTGTAATCGCCCCCCGGCTTCAGGCCGCGCACCGTGGGCTGCGCCTGCACGTTGCAAATGCGCTTGTCGTACGTGCGCTCCTCCTCTTCGCGCGTCTCGTACATGTTGTAGTACGTGGTGCGGAACAAGCCGCGCTTCAGCGAGCCCTCGTTGAACAGGATGGAGTCCTCCACGTTGTAGCCGTTGTAACACATGATGGCCACGATGGCGTTCTCGCCGTAGGGGTGCTGCTCGTTGTTGATGTACTTCATGTAGCGGCTTTTGACCAGCGGCACTTGCCCGTAGTTCAGCACCACCCCCATCTTGTCAATGCGCGACGCGAAATTGGAGGAATACAGCGACACCGCTTGCTTGCCTTGACCGCACGAAAAGTTGTTGCGCGACGACGGGTTGTTCTCCGGAAACACGATTTGGTTGCCCATGACGCCGAAAATGAGCGACGGGTGGATTTCCACGTGCGTGGTTTTCCCGGGAATCACGTCCCGCGGAAACATGGCAATGAACGCGCTCTCCGTCTCGTTCGTATCCAGATACTCAATGATGGCTTGACTGCCGGCCAGCGCATCAAAATCGGTCGCCCCCGCATACAGTTCGCCAATGCGATACACGCGGCAGGGGTCCGGTACGGGGACGCTCTTGGCGGCGAACCCAGTCACCAGCTGCGACCACGTGTAATTGCCGCCCTTTATGGTTTCAATCACTTCGCGCCGGGCGTAACTGGGACGGCGTTTATCACGATCATAAAAGAACACGGGGCGGCACAGGCGCCCGCCGTCCGTGAAGAACTGCAGCTCGTTGTGCGCAATGTCCCAGCGCCCGCTCGTGTAACCCGGAATGAGCGCGTTGCGGCGATACAGGAGAAAGAGCCGCAACACTTCATTCGGATTGCCGAGCGCGCCCACCCACGCCCCGTTCACAAACACCTTGGTCATCTGGTGCAAGTACTGCGGGCTGCACTCCTCCAGCAGCTCCATGTGCACCAGCTCGCGCAGCCAGCGAATCATGGG